CAAAATCATAGATTTAGTGCTTATAGTTTTAGGCGTTCTCTGCTTCGGAGGTTTGAATAATATATTCATAGCGACTTGAGCTACAGCAGACCAAACAATAGCCGACATTATTTTTCCAAATAATTTACCGCCAAAGAAAGTAGCAACAACACCTCCACTTGAAAAAGGAATAATATGAACTTCTTTTTCTTTAGAGCTTAATATATAATCTGAATCCTTAGATACTATACTACTTTGCAAATCCTCCTGGTTTTCTATTTTTTTTGGATCTTTCTTCAAGAAAGCGTATTCATTACCTTCTATATATCTACGGATAACATGATTAGTAAATCCATCAAAATTAGCTTCTAAAGCATGAACAAGGTCGGTTATGCCACTCACATCAACTTCGATTGAGTTACAAAACCGTCTTTTTAAATCGCCATATAAAAAGACCCTCTTCATTACCTTATACCTTTCACCTATTACACTATATTTCTAATAAAAAAAATTTTTTAGTTTTCAACGAATATATTATATAAGGAATATCCACAATTTTACAGTTTTTAATATCTAACTTAGACGGCTTTTCATTGCCAATCACATGAGAATGAAAGACATACTTTACATCTCTATTCAAAAAACACGCAGGATCTATAGTAAACATATATTTAGGATCTGGATTTATATTATCACAAGCAATGAATTTTAAATTCTCGCCCGAACTTACTATTAATCCACAACACTCTTGCTCATTATTTTTTTCAGAAAATTTAATTAATTGCGATTCAAGATCCTGATTAAACATATCCATACTTATGCGTACCAGGAAACCCTCCGAATGGAAGATGGCCTTCATCGGTTATGCCAATTTCTGGCGGAGGTCTAAGACTTGAATTTTCAGTTTCATATTCTGCTTTTCCACCTTCATTATACCAGTGATTTTCCCCAAACTCAGTCTTCGTCAAGCCGCTCAGGTTGTTAGATTTATAGTCAGAAAGTATACCCCCATTGATATCAACATATTTTTCAAAATCATACTGATGCTTAGCGAATCTTTTTTTGCATGCATTAATCGTTTTCGAACATTCATCCTTTAACCAGTAATCTTGCCTAAAAAAAGGATAATATCTAGAGCCGGATACATGATCTTTTGTACAAACAAAAACAAATGGCACTCTTTTATATGGATTTTTTTCATTTTCGTTTATTATTTTTACAACGTCACCAACCCGATAATTTCCTTTGTTATGGCTCCAAGACTCAATGTCATCTACTTTTTTATTTAAATTATTTATGATTTCACCACTAATACTGCTATTAATTTCATACATCTTGTCAATAAATGAGCCTCCTTTCGCAGACTCAATAGGTTTACCCTTATAGCCACAGCCAATACTACAACGATAAGACCATGAGCAAAAATTAGAATGAATCACTCGCCCAGGGATATAAGCATTCTCAATCTCCAATACAGAGACTAACTCAAACTCTAAGGATGTCCTGTTTTCTGTAATCTTTTTATTTATAAAATATACATCATCAGGAAAATGAGCGTCTGGATCACTTTCTCCAAAAGGGTTAATGCCCTCAAAAGAATTCCTGTTTTGAAAATTTTCTGCATCTAAAAATTTAACATAAGTTCTTTTTCTAGTAATTTTACATCCCACAAAGTCCTGATTGGCTTTTAATATTCTTGAAAACAACCCATCAGGATTTGCCACCAATAACTTAGGCCTAGCCATTCTGCCGTCAGCTTTATGCTCAAACCCTTCACTATTAATAGGTAAAGGTTGATAACTAAAACCTTGCCATATAATAGGGTTTGAACCATTTATCGCCCCACAAAATCTATAAGTTAAATCTTCTCCTACCGTTATCCCAAATTGATCTTGCAGGATTTCAAAATTATGCTGTAAATTACTAAAATCTATTTCATACAAATTGACAAGAACGTCAGGACTTAAAGAAAAAATTTCTTTATTTAAATAATCTGTAGACTTAAAAGACATATCAAGTATCAACTAGTATTTTAAAATTAACTTCATCAACACCATTATTATAATAAGAATTACTGATTATTTTTAATGTACTATAAAAATATACGGATGCAGAAAAAGCTTCCAAATACCTATTACCATAACTACCATTTTTATTCATGAGTTTTGCCTCTATATTATATAAACCAGCCTCATCCTCACCCAATAAATTACCAGCCAAAAGATCTCGACTAACACCCCTAAATATCACATCAAAATAAGAACTTTTTCCAGCCTTAATTACGCTCGTTTTATTTGCATTAAAAAAACTTTCAACAATAAAGTAGTCAACATTAGTTTCAATTTCTCCCGTATCTCTGTTTATAATTGAACCATCATTTTTTTGAAAAAATTGCACCCCATTATGCAAAAAAGAATAACCCCCATCTACTCCGTTAGTAAAAGAACGCCCCAACTCTACAGTTTTAAACGAAAGATTAAAAGGTAAATTTTTTCTTCCCAAATAGACGCTATAATTTAAATCTGAAGGCTTAGCTATACAACTTGCAGAACCATTCTGGCCAGCTAAACTTAAAACAATACCATTATTTTCTGGAGCGAAAAAATCCATAGAAGAAATATTCAAATCTTTACCCCCTGAATTTCTTATTTTTACCCTATGTCTTAAATTTTCATAGTATTTAAATTCAGAAATAGACTCATTGTTTCTAAGAGTTGTATTCCTAAATATAGCTAAAACAGGATCACCCAAGACTGTCGGAGATTTATCTTTTTCGGAATCAAGTATATCAGGAGTAATTTTTATAGGACACTCCTTAAATCTAGTTTTTACAGAATGATTATTTCTATAATTATAAACATGCTCCCACTCTTCACATATAAAAGTTCTTTCTTCATTATAAGGAGCAGGCAATGTATATTGAAACGGCCTATTTCCATAGTTGCTTTCCAAGAAATGAAGAATTGCATAAGCTTCTTTATCATCTCTATTATTAAATTCTAAATCAAACTCAAGTAAATTATCATTTAATCCACCTTTATATATCTGAGTATAACTATTACCAACATTAATTTTATAATTTTTAATATTAGAACTTATAGTTAAACCTATTGATGGCTTCCAGAAAAAATGCCTTGCCCAAATATCTTTATTAACATCAATATATGACCCTCCTTGCCTAGACCATTGATTTCTAACCATTATAGGAAAAGCATTTAATCCGCTAGATTTCATACAATAATAATATGATTGATTTTGAGGCATAAACACTACATCATTTCTATTATACATTATGTTTGAATTATAATTTTCAGCTCTTTTTACATAAAGAGATTCAGACTTATTTAATATTGAGGTTGTATAATTTTTTAATGTCACACTAAGGTTATTATTATTTTCAAATTCTAATTGATGAGAAAATTTATCGCAATGAAATTCCTTGATTTGCATTTCAGCAGAATCGTATGGATGAAAAATAGCGTCTCCGCCCCAGTAAAAACCCTTAATACCCTGAGAATAAGTTAAGGACATTGATTCTGGCGAGCTAGATTGAGACCCAGGATGATTTTCTAAAAAATGCATTATGGCATTAGCCTCTTTATTGGTTCTGTTTTTAAAAGTCAAATCAAATTCACAAGTAAAAGCATTAATATCCTCTAATTGAGTAGAGTAGTACCCATTACCAAAATTAACTTGATTATTGTTTGCTTTAAATCTAACTCTTGCGCCATAATCTGCGTCAAAAAAGAAATAATCCTTAATCCATAATTGAGAAATATTTATCGGAGAGAAAAAGTCTTTGCCTAAAGTTATATACCACTTAGATCCAGGCCCTGCTCTAGTTTCTGTTTGATCAGGTAGTTGATTGTAATCTTCAACAGATATATTCAAGCTTTCATCAATAAAGGCGCTCCTTAATCCCTGTGGATCATATGGTATATTACTAGATTCTGGAAAATTAACACCCCCAATTCTTTTTCCCTCAAAATCTAAAGTAGCGAGAGAGAGATCAAGCTTATAATAAGCAATACCACTTCCACTAGATTCTAGACTTCCCCCTGCAGGTACGTCATTTGTTGCGTAATAGTAAGATGAATTTTGTGGATTATATACAAAATCAAACTTTTTATAATCTTGATTAGGGTCAAAATCACCTCGATAGTTTTGTATGTTATTTTTATATGGAGATACCATTATTTAACTACCCCCTTTATTGATATTTTTGCAGCTCCATTTTGTCCCTCGCTAACATTAAAACCTTGAGAGCTTACTCTTCCAGAACAAGAAAACGACGCAAGCCTATTTCCGCCCATAGAGAAAAGGTAGGCGGTTACTGTAGATTGCATTTTTTCTGAATATATAGATGAAGACTGCTGATCTCCTCGATCATTTAATTCTGGCACTATTTCATTTGATTCTATATTCATTTCTGATTCTATCCTAGAAACTGATAATCTCTTAGGTACAACCCCATCAGCAGATTTAGAAAAAAGACTACTTTCGCTATTAGCTATATTTGTTTGAGCTTTTCTTTCTACATTTATTTGATATTGCAGTTTCTTAGCGAAAAAATCATTACCAAAAATTCCATAACTAGATGCACTATTAATTTTAATATCATTAAATGACTTAAAAGCGTGAGCGAAATTAGAGCTGGCGCCCGCCAACCTTTGTGCTGCATCTTTATAAATACTTCCGTATATACTGTAACGAGCAGATGCTTTGACCAAATCAAACGGAACCAATTGAAAACCAAAATTATTTAAATATATATTATCAAACTCATACGGCCCCACAACATTATCGTTAATTGATCTTTCGCTCATGCCAGCTTTGATCTCTAAAAAGCGGTCTATATTATTTGGCGTACCCTCTTGTGCGAAATTTTCTGCAGAAATCAAAAACTGTACTTCAAGGGTTCCGCGTATACCCGCATTTGGGCTATGAGTTACAAACTCTGTAGTAGCACCATCTATTTCTGCGTCATAATCTCCATATACTCTCTCGGATTGTAGCGAAGTTTCCATAGAAAGATTTGCAGATGTAACCATAAGATCTTTTCCATCTATTTGAATTTTTGTATTCTCAAATCTAAAAAATGATTCGCTCATGATTATAAAGTTTC